CGTATGGGTGGTATGCCAGGACCTGAACGTAAGCCTAATGGGGAGCCAACAAGATTACTTCTATCACTTCAAGCATGGGGTGCTAGTTCAAAGGCTGATGCTAAGAAAAAAGCAGCAGCAATATCTAAGAGAAATAAAGGGAAGTAATGGCAACTCTAGAAAATATGATTGATGAAGTTCTTATCAATCTTGCTGGTTATACCTTACAGCAAGATAGGTCAACCCATTTACTACAAGCAGTTTCAACTACTACATCTACCATTGCTAGCCCTACAGTTCTACAACTTGCCAGCACTGAATTAGGTAAAGGTACTGTTGAGGTTGGTGAAGAGTTAATGTGGGTAGATTCATTTGACCGTATTGCCAATACAGCAACCATCTCACCTTATGGTAGAGGTTACCTAGGTACTACAGCATCTACTGCAGCAGCAGGTACAAGGGTAGTTATTAGCCCAACCTTCCCACGCTATGTGGTTAAGAAGGCTATCAATGACACCATTCGTGCTATTGGCTCATCTATCTTTTCGGTTAAACAAACAACATTTACATACAATGCAGCAATTACTACATATGAATTAGAGAATTTAAATATTAAGAACATCCTTACTATGCATTGGGAAAGCATTGGTCCATCTAAAGAATGGATTCGTGTTAAGAGATATGATTTAGATGCCTTGCCAGAAATTAATACTTGGGGTGCAACATCTCAGACAGTAACCATTGGTGACATTATTACCCCTGGTAGAACTGTAAAGGTTGTTTATGCTACAGACCCAACAGCATTAGGAACCAACTCAGATATATTTACTACTGTTACTGGACTACCTGAATCAGTTCGTGATGTAGTAATTCTTGGTGCAGCATATAGATTACTTACATATCTTGACCCAGCCCGTGCTGCAATGGTTAGCCCTCAAGCAGATGAGACAGATTCAAAGCGTCCATTTGGTTCATCTGGAAATGCTACTCGTCAACTCTTTGCACTATATACACAACGCTTGGCCGAGGAAACAAAAGCACAACAACAACAGTACCCAGCCCGAGTTCACTACAGCCGATAGGAACATAAATGACAATACGTAAATACTCATCCCGTTCGCAGCAAACTACATTAACATCAAGCATTACTGCTGGTACTACCACCATGGTAGTTGGTTCTGCTTCAGCACTTGTACCTAGCGGTTTAACTGCTGGTCATATTTTTACAGTGGTGATAGACCCTGATACGGCATCTGAAGAAATTGTAGATGTATCGGTAGTAAGTTCTAACACACTTACTATAGCAAGAGGTATTGAAAATGCTGGTACTGGACAGATTCACTCTGCTGGTGCAGTAGTTCGACACATGGTTACTGGTCGTGACCTACGTGAAACAAACCTACACATTGAAGCAACTGGTGCCTATAATGATGGAACCGCTACTCATACTATGCATGGTATTGCATCTGGTGAGGGTGATGTAGTAGGTACAGATAAGGCTCAAACCCTTACAGCCAAAACTTTAACATCTCCTATTATTACTAGTCCAACAATTACTGCTGGTGCTGGCGCAGAGTTTACCTCTATTACATTTGAAGGTACTACTGCAGATACACATGAAACTACATTGACAGTAGCAGACCCTACTCAAGATAATATAATTACTTTACCTAATACAACTGGTACGGTTGCAATTTTAGATGCAAATCAAACATTAAGTAACAAAATTTTAACTAGCCCTACTATCTCAGGTAGCCCAGTTATTACTGGTCTATCTAGCGCAGGTATGTCATCATCATCTGCTGCACCTGTTTCTTATGTAGATGCTTTCTTCGGTCCATTAACTAACGCACAGACTTCGGCTACATCAGCCGCAGCCAGTGCTACAGCCGCTGCTACCTCGGCTACTAGTGCGGCAGCAAGCGCAACCGCTGCAGCAACTAGTGCTACTTCGGCTGCAGCAAGTGCAACAGCAGCCTCTACAAGCGCCTCTAGTGCCCTTACAAGCCAGACTGCTGCTGCAACCTCAGCAACATCTGCTGCTGCCTCTGCAACGGCTGCTGCGACTAGCGCCACAAGCGCTGCTGCAAGTGCTACCGCTGCTGCTGGCTCAGTTTCATCTGTTGCTGCTTCAGCAACCGCTGCTGCTACTAGTGCAACTAGTGCCGCTGCATCAGCCACTGCTGCTGCTACTTCAGCCACAAGTGCTGATGCTTCCGCTACTGCATCGGCATCAAGTGCCTCTGCTGCTGCTACATCTGCTACTAGCGCTGCAGCATCCGCAACTGCCGCTGCTGCTTCTTATGACTCATTTGATGATAGATACCTTGGAAGTAAGACTTCTGACCCTACATTAGACAATGATGGAAACGCATTAATAACTGGTGCACTTTACTTTAACTCCGTTGCTAATGCATTAAAGGTTTACAGTGGAACTGCTTGGGGATTAGTAGCCCCTGATACAACTAACTTTATTGATAAAACAATTCTTACTGGCAAGGGTTCTTTAATATCAGCAAGTGGTGCTTCTACTCCAGTAGCGCTTACAGCGCCATCAACTAATGGCTATGTCCTAAGTTCTGATTCTGCTACTGCTAGTGGACTTGCTTGGGCAGCGCCTAATCCTGGAGACATTACTGGCGTAACTGCTGGAACTGGTTTATCAGGTGGAGGTACTTCTGGAACTGTAACCTTAGACCTTGCTAATACTGCAGTAACTCCTGCTTCATATACATACACAAGTTTAACCGTTGATGCTCAAGGTCGTTTAACTGCAGCATCAAATGGAACTGCTCCAGTAACTTCGGTTACTTCTGCAGCCTCAACAAGAATTTCTATTGGTGGAACATCAACTGCTCCAACCGTAGATTTAAGTACTAGCGGAGTAACTGCTGCTACTTACACATCAACAACTCTTACTGTAGATGCATACGGTAGAATTACCTCTGCATCTAACGGTTCTGGTGGTGGAGTATCCGCAGCCAGAGTTTATTTTATGGCTAATTAACGGATAACGAAAGGATAACAAATGGCAAGTGGATTTTTAGGAAAGTCTAAACCTGCTGCTACTACTTGGACTAATATTTATACTGTCCCTGCGACTAAAGTAGCAAGCATTTCAATAAACGCAGTAAATCAAAATACAGCAACAGCAACTGTAGATTTTGTTATTTCAACCTCTGCTACTTCTGGAGGTATTGCAACTACAGAATATATTGAATTTGGAGCAGTTCTTTCTGGTACTGGTTCAACATTAGAACGTACAGGATTAGTAACTGATGCAACAAATGGACCTTATGTATGGATTCGTTCGTCAACTGCAAATGTTTCATTTCAAGTATACGGATATGAGGAGTAATAATGGGTAAAAATATAACAAATCCTGCTACATTTCTAGCACCAGTAGGAATTCCGTATGGATTAACTTTACAACAAACAATTACATCAGGTACTTCAGTCACTATACCTACTGGTATTAACTGGGTGTACGCAATCGCCATAGGCGGCGGTGGCGGTGGTGCTAAACAAGTATCTGCTTGCGGTGGCGGTGGTGGTGGTGGCTATGCTTCTGGCTGGGTACCTGCAACATCTACTTGTGTTGTTGGCGCTGGCGGTGCAGCAAGAACTTCTAATACTAGCGGTAATTCTGGTGGAACAACTCGTTACGCATATCTTACTGCTGGTGGTGGTGGTGGTGGTAGTAATGGTATTGGGATAACTGGTGAAACATCACTTGGTGGTACTGGTGCTGCAGGTGGTGGCGCTGGCGGTGCTGGTGGTTCTAATACTACTGCTGGTGGTACTGGAGGTAGTTCACTAACTGGATTTTTAGCAGGTGGAAACAATACTGGTGCAACTGGTGGTAATAGTGGTGGTTTAATATCTACTACTGGACAAATCAATGGTTATACTGGAATTACAGGCGGTGGTGGTGCTGGTAACTCAGGAACTAACACGGCTGGTAGCGGTGGTAATGGTGCGGTATCTGGTGGCGGGGCTGGCGGTGCGCCAAACACAACTACTCAAGTTGGTGGTAACGCAAACGGTTATACTGGAGGAACTAGTAATACTAACCACGGCGGTGGTGGTGCTGGTTACTTAGCAAACGGCTCAAATGCTGCTACAAACGCTGGTGATGGTGGTTCAGGTGGCGGTGGTGGTGGCGGTGCTGGCGCGGGCAACAATAGTGGCGCAGGTGGCGGCGGAGCAATACTACTTTACTACTAGGAGGAAAATATGGCAAAAACTTGTGCAGTTATGGGTAATAATAGTGTTATTAATGTAATTATGGTTGATGATATTGAACAATCATCTAAAGACCTTAATGCAGTACTTATTGAGTATACTCCAGAAAACCCAGCAGGGATTGGATGGGTATATAATGAGGAAACTAAAAAGTTTTCTGACCCTAACGATACTGAAATATCTGAATAATAATTATCCTGAGCACGATAAAAAACTGCTCAACTAATTATTAAGAGGGGACACAATGATTAAAGAAATAAATTATGAAATACTAAAAAAATATAAAATATTTATTGCTACTCCTATGTATGGAGGTAATTCACAAGCAGAATATACCGCTTCATTATCTAAGTTAACTTATCTTTTAGGTAAGCATAATATAGAATATGAATTTTATGCTTTATATAATGAATCTTTAATACAAAGGGCTAGAAATACTTTAGTAAGAAAATTTTTAAAATCAAATTTTGATATATTATTTTTTATAGATTCAGATGTAGGCTTTGATGCCTATGATGCTTTACATATGATGCACATAATGGTAAGTTCTGAAGATAAAAAAATACTATGTGGAGTATACCCATTTAAAAAAATTAATTGGGAATATATAAATACTGCTTACCACAATGGATTCATAAAAAACCCAGAAGATGCAATAGATTATTCGTCTTCTTTTGTTTTAAATTTTAATGTTCCAAAAGGTGAGCAAGTACAATTTAAAACAGATGAACCCATAAAGGTTAGAGAATCAGGAACTGGCTTTATGATGATTCATAAAGAAGTTTTTGATAAATTTAAAATAGAATATCCTGAACAATATGCTGTTGATTCAGATGGTGAAACAGAATTATTCTATTATTTTGATTGTAAAATACATCCCGAAACTAAAGAATATTTATCAGAAGATTATATGTTTTGCCAGTATGCTTCTAAAATAGGGTACGATATTTGGGTTTTACCATATATAGAATTATCGCACTCTGGACTTTATATTCATAAAGGTTCTTTTACAAAGAATTCTATTATGTACTACAAATTATATATGGAAAATAATTAATGAGCACTGTGGATAATTATCCTTGCAAACTTTGTTCTAACCGAATGATGGTTATGGGTTATTGCGATGAACATTGGCAAATCGTTAAAGTAACTTGGACACCAGTAGAAGAATAACTAATAAGGGGACATAATGATTAAAAAAAATGAAACAGTATCACTTGCTTGGTGTGACAACGGTATGGTTGATGGCAAGTTTGCCGAAGGCATAGCCTATACAATGCTAATGGGACCACAACAAGGTGTAATAATTAACAATGCTATGCGTGTGCAGGGCAACCAGATAGGCAGACAAAGACAAGTAGCCTTTGATAAATGGGCTGATGATATTAAAACAGACTGGATACTCTGGGTAGATTCAGATATCTATTTAACTGTTGATGTAATGAAGAAGATATGGCAAGCAGCAGATAAAGAGTTACGCCCAATAGTTAGTGGTGTTTACTTTATCTCAAAAGAAAATGAAGGCTCAGTAATGAGACCATTCCCTTGCATCTTTAAGAACATATCTGAGTTTGAAATTCAGTATATACATCCACTACCTGTAGATAAAGTAGTAGAAGTTGACTCTGCTGGTATGGGATTTGTACTAATGCACAAATCTATTGTGCCAAAATTACGTGCTAAGTATCCTAATGAATCTATGTTTGCCGAAAAAGAAGGCTTAGGCGAAGAGTTTATTGGTGAGGATATTGTTTTCTTCCGCAAGGTAAGGGCTGCTGGTATACCAGTACACGCCCATACAGGTGCGTTAGTAAGGCACATGAAACGATTTAGCCTAGATGTAGATTATTACGCACTGTATTGGAACACGGTTGCTATGCAAGAGGCTGCAGTAAAATTAAAAGAAGAAGCAGAAAAACTAAAACCTAAGGAGTAACGTGGCTGGTCGTGATATAACCGAAGGTCGTGGTGATGCACTAGGCCCAACAACTGCAGACCCATCATTTGGTAGGTCTATTGCTGTTGATGTTGGTATCTTATCCTCATCTTCAACATGGCAAAACTCTGGCGAATCATATGATATTGCCATTGGTGGGTTGCCATTTATATTAGCGACTAACGATGAGCGTCAATACATTAGACAGACTGCACCCTTTAAGAAAGACCAGTTTGATAATGGCGCAGAGCCAGGTGAGCAATCACTTACAGGCTGGTGGCTAAGAAGCCAATCATCATTCCACTCTGGTTCAGGTATTAAGTTTTATGACCCATCTGCTGGTGAGACAGTGGCACATAGGTTTGCAGATAGCAAGGGTGTTAACGTCTGGACTAAAGGAGAGGCAACTCTACTTAGAGATACTGCTACTACACATTTTACAAGTGGTGCAATACGAGATACTGGTAGACCATCTCAAAATGCTCGTTCAATTCGATATGGTACAACTGATGGTGTATTACTATGGGATGAGTATGATGTAGATAAAATTGCAGCAGACGGAACTGTTGTTCACTTTATTGATTATGTTTCTGGAACTGATTACCCAGTATTTGGTATTTGTGATGATGGTACCTATGCTTATTGGGTAACACAAATCCTTGATTCTGGTGTTGATAAGACTGCAGTCTATAAGAAATTATTAACTGCTAGTTCTGGTACTACTGCAACACTAATGTTTAATAGCAGTTCTATTGTGGTAAATAGGTCTGTTATGGAGTATGTCAAAGACCGTATTGTAATGACAATTAATAATAAAATTTTTGAACTATCCTCATCGGCATCTGCACTTCCAACTGCTATATATACACATAGTGATACTGATATTGTATTCTCAAGCATTACCGCTTCTGGTCCAGCCATCTATGTAGCAGGCTATAGTGGTACCCAGTCAAGCATATTTAAGTTTACTCTTAATACCTCTGGTGTTATGCCAACCCTTACCAGTGCTATTACTGCAGCAGAGATGCCTGTTGGTGAGATTATCCATAAGATTTATTACTATCTAGGTTACATGATGATAGGCACAAGCAAGGGAATTCGTGCAGCAATAGTGTCAGACCAAGATGGTTCTATCAACTATGGTCCACTCATTGTAGAAACTACTCAACCTTGTTATGACTTTGCTGCAAGGGATAGATTTGTATGGTGTGCAACTAGCGTAGATGGTGAGCCAGGAGTTATTCGTATTGACCTTGGTAATGAGATAGAGACCCTACGTTTTGCTTATGCTAATGACTTATATGTAAGTGGTACAACTGGATATAGCACAACAACCTGTGCATTTGCTGGCGTAACTGACCGATTAGTATTTGCCACTACAGGAATAAAGGCTGGCGATATTAGTAATAAAGCAAGGACAACTACAGTAGCAACCTTGACTACATCAGCAGCACATGGATTAGTTGTGGGTGACCAAGTATGGGTACAAGGTGTTGACTCTACATTTAACTCAAGTACTAGTGCATATACAGTTACTGCTACTCCAACTACTACAACATTTACCTATACAACAACCACAAGTGGAACAGTAACATCTACTGCTGTATCACCAGTTGGTCAGGTTAATAAAATAGGTAGTATTAATATTGAAGCAGAATCTACATTAACTGCTACTGGCTATATAACTACAGGTAACATTCGTTATGGAACATTAGAGCCTAAAAACTTTAAGCGTTTACTTGCTCGTGGTGATTTTACTAATGGTTCTTTAACCTTGTCTACTGTAGATACAACTATTAATCCTGTGGCTACATACGACCATATTACCTATGAGCCAGGTATTACTGCAGTTGAAGTTACAACTAGTCAGCCAGAAACTGCTAAGGAATATGTAGCATACAAATTTACTTTTGCTAGAAACGCTACTACTACTAGCCTAGGTCCTGTATTTAAGGGTTACCAAGCAAAGGCTACTATTGCTACACCTAGACAAAGACAGATTCAATTCTCAGTATTTTGTTTTGATTTAGAAACAGATAGATATAACCTATTGATTGGTTATGAAGGCAGGGCATTTAACCGTGTGGCTGCACTAGAAGATGTAGAAGAGGGTGGCGATATTGTTACTTGGCAGGACTTAACAACTGGAGAGTCAAGACAAGTACAGATAGAACAGATTTCATACAGCAGAAAAACCCCACCAGATAAACGCTTTGATGGTAATGGTGGAATTATTAATATAGTAGTGAGGACTGTGTAATGACAGCACAAGACTGGGCTGCGTTAGCAGTAGCCATAAGCACATTGATTGGTTCATTTGCATTAATGATTAGATGGCTAGTCAAACATTATCTTGAAGAATTAAAACCAAACGGGGGCAGTTCAGTTAAAGACCAAGTGAATAGACTCGAGGCCCGTGTTGACCAGATTTATATATTCCTTAGCAATAGGGATTAGTTTACTTTTAATACCACAAGTAGCCTATGCCGATGAAGTCCTAATTGAATTAACTTCAGAAATTGCTTATGTAGATACAGTAGTAGAGGTCAATGGACCTACTGAATACTTTATTGAAACAACTACTGGTCCTAGATTTGAAATTGCACCTTCTGGTATAAATATAGAGCGAGTTGCTTGGGTGGATTCTTGGATACAATTACGCCAAGGTGAAGTAGTTCTTAGACAAGACGATGATAGTAACCACAATCCTCAAACTAATTATTATGCATCTAAACTTGTAGGTACATTAGATACAGGTATTTATACTATTCGTGCTACATCATATGACTACATAGTTGCAGGTCAAAGACCTATTGGAACTTATACTTTAAGTAGTAATTTGATTCAGCCTCCACCACCCCCATTAGTAGTGGAACCTGAACCTATCCCCGAACCTACCGAACCAACAGAACCATTAGTAGTGCCACCTGTTGCTCCATCATTGCCACCAGAGCCAGTATCGCCGCCAGTAATTCCATTTGAACCTCCTGTAGTTGAGGAAATAGTAGCACCAGAACCTCCTACACCAGTTGAGGAACCACCAGTACCAGTAGAAGAACCCCCAGTATCTGCTGAGGAACCCCCTGCTGAGCCTGAGATTGCCCCTGTAGAGGAAGAACTACCACCTGTTGAGGTAGATACACCACCTGCAGAGGAAGAAGCCCCTCCTGCTGAAGCAGAGGAGCCTCCTATTGAGGCTGAAGAACCACCTCCTGTAGTTACTGAGGACTCTACACCTGAAGAAGTAGAGGCAGCAGTAGAAGCAATTATTGAAGCAGCAGATGGCGAAGCCATTACTGCTGAGGCTATACAAGAAGCAGGACTTACTCTTGAAGACTTACCATCACAAACTCCAGTAGAAGTTCGTACTGATGACAATGGTAATGCAGTTGTAATTACTGCAGAAGTTGCCGTTGCATTACAAGTATTTGATTCACCTGTTGAATTAGTAAGTGCAATCTTTGATGACCCAGGACAAGTATTAACAGCCGTAGCAAATATAGGTGCTGATATGTCCGATGAAGAACGAGAAGAGTCAGAAGAAATTATTGTTGCATCTGTTATTGCTGGTCAGGCTGCTATTAATGCAGCAGGTATGGCAGCAGGTACAGCAACTAGAACTCCAACGCCAAGTTCCCCTGCTGGTGGACCTATGGCTGGTAACGATAAGCCTAAGTCAACAAGAAGGAGAAAACCTTGAAGATATTAAGAGACATGATTGAACAATTATGGACAGTACTAGGCATGTTTATTGCCTGGGTTGTGCTTGATGGTTCAGCAAAGACAGTAGTTGGCTATGCAATCATTGCAACTTTAATTGCATGGGCAGTTACTTACCGACTAAGAAACCCAAAGGACGACAATGAGTAATGTAGTAGACATAGCCAAGTCTCAACTTGGATATCAAGAAGTAGGCAAGAACAATGACAGTATGTATGGCAAGTGGTACGGACTTAATAACCAACCTTGGTGTGCAATGTTTGTATCTTGGTGCTTTGACCAAGCAGGATTAGTATCTTCAGTAGCAGCACAAAGTAGAAAAGGATTTGCTTCTTGTGATGCAGGACTTAAATGGTTTACTAAAAATGGAAAGATAGTTCCAGTGGGCAAAGCCCAACCTGGAGATATAGTTTTCTTTCAATTCGATGACGATGCACAGGCTGACCATGTTGGTATATGTGCTAGTAACGATGGAAAGAAAAACCTTACAGTCTATGAGGGTAATACCTCAGGGGATAATAAGGGCAGTCAATCAAATGGAGATGGCGTGTATCTAAAGAAACGTGCCTACTCCCTTGTAATGGGCGTTGCTCGCCCTTAAGGATGGATATGAATACAGAAAAACTAAAAGCAATCGTAGTTACGTACCTTCGTGCAGCAGTAGCATCCGTGCTTGCTCTGTACCTTGCTGGTACAACTGACCTAAAGACACTTGGATTAGCAGGTGTCGCTGCTGTAGCAGGACCAGTACTTAAAGCACTGGACCCATCTGCAACAGAATTTGGTGTTAACAGTAAGTAATTAAATACAAATAAAGAATCCCCCGCCCAGTATCACTACTGGAGCGGGGGTCTTTTTTGTTTTCTAAGCAGTTCCCCTCTACTTAGATAACTCTTGTATCACTTGAAGAATTCTTTCTGGCTTAATTAAATAACCTTTGCTGGGATTAGGCGGTATGTTACACGTAATAGGATGACCCCAAAGAGTAATTGCTTTTCTAAGTGTGTCGGTTAATACCATAAAGATAACTCCTTCTAAAACAAAAGCCCAATACTCAGCCTTAGTTGAAGATAAACCAGATGGGTACCACTCATTGTTATTGTGTGACCAGCATACTGTTTCTATATATAAGTTGCCCGTGTTCTTCCATTTTAAATCTGTTTTAACTTCTATGGTTTTACCACCAGTTAAAAGTGATTGGACTAATTCTTCCCCACCATGACCTACTGATAAATCTAAATCAAAGTCAGATAGTTTTGACATTATGCTCCAAAGGTAATGTGTCCATTGATGAGAGGTATGTTGCTGGAACATACCAAGATTTTTCATTATACTTAAACATGTCTACTTTACATTGATTGCCATATAGCCAGCCAATTGCTTTATATGGAACTCCTAACCAATCTGGTGCAGTACGTCTAGTCTTATGACGCATACCATCAGCCATTAATATATACACTAAAGAATCATTGTCTCTATTTGTATATCTTAATTTTGGTTGGTCATTAAATGTATAACGAACTTCGCCAAGACCAGGAATATCTAATTCATTTTTCCATTTATTAAAATGAGGAATAAAAGTTGTATTGCCAATCATTCTAGCAAATGCTAGTTCACTACCAGCAGCAATAGCATGCTGCCATAAGTCCCAAAGGTCGCCTTCTGAATAATTTATATTACGAGTAGGGTCACCAAGATATGGTTTTTGCCTTTGATACCCAACCTCAACTGCAATGGCTTCTTCTTGTGGTGTTAAAG